GTGAAGAAGAAGAGCCAGAGACTGGTGACCTTCTGGCAGCACCCGCGAAGCGAGAGCCCTATACTACACCCGGCGCAAATGGAAAGATGTATACTCCCGTCACTTCAGACACCAGAGATATGGGAGCGAGGAAGCGTTCTATTCGCTCTAAGTGGTCTGATGAAACGGCAAGAAGTACATCACGCAACACTTTCAAGGGCTTAAACGACTTAGTTTCTTTATCAAAAGGCATTTCAGAAACTATTTACGGAGAAGACGATGAAAAACTTCTTTTTGAAGTTAATCGGGAGCTTTCCTCACAGGAAGTTCAAAATCTGATTGATGGCTTAGACAACAAGCTTGGAGAATAAAAGAAGATGAAAACAAAGACAGGTCGATATCGACACAACAAGAAAAGAAACACTGCTTTTTTATTTGAAGCGTTGATTAAGGAAATGGCAAAGTCAGTTCTAGAAAAAGACGCAAAGAAGCAGGCAATGGTTGCTCAGATTATTAAAAATCATTATGCAAAAGACACCGCTCTTTATGATGAGTTGCAACTTTATCGAGCAATCAACGAGACAAAAGACGTTTCAGAAAATATTGCAAGGAGAATTGTAATTGAAGCTCGACATCAGGCAAGCAGTCTTGATACAAAAAAAGTTTTTAAAGAGCAGTCTGATTTGATTAGAAAAATTAATCACAATCTTGGAACAGATGTGTATGCAAACTTTGTACCAGATTATAAGAATCTTGCCAGTATCGCTCAACTGTTTTCCACCGCCACGCCTGTAAAGAAGGCAGTCTTGCTTGAAGATGTTTTAGTGGAGACGATGGTGGTGAAGCCAGTAGAGCAGGAGACGATGGAGCCTATTGATAACTTGGTGTATAAAACTTTTGCAACCAAGTTTAATGAACAGTACTCCCAACACTTGAACGAAGAGCAAAGAGAGGTTTTGACTCGCTTCGTGTATTCAATTTCTGATAATGGCATCAGTCTTAAAACTTATCTTAATGAGGAAGTTGGTAGGCTGCGAGACGCTGTAAAGAATTCTTATGAGATTCAAGAGATTAAAAACGATGAAAGAATGTTGACGAACGCAAAGCGAGTTGTTGAATTCTTGGATTCACTACACCAAACACCGCTTACTGAAAAAGAGGTTAAGAAAATCTTGAGAATTCAAGAGTTGGTTCGGGAGGTTTCAGAAAATGGCTGAGGGCATTCAGATTGCAGTAGGTCCAGACGCTGAAAAGGTCCGACGTGGTGAGCCTGTCGGTGACCAGAAGCCACCCCCGCCCCCTGCACCAAAATTAGAAATGGACTTGCGTAAGACGATGGGTGGTGACTACGCAATCAATGACCATTACGATTTAGACATTGTTGTTATACCGGGCAGCAAAAAAATCTTGGCAATGCCCAAGAACGAGATGTCGGATGAAGTTTATGGGGCACAAGATAGACTTTTTAACTTTCTAAGAAAGAAGGGCGTTATCGTCGAAGACTCGGTTCATTCTGGTAACGTTTACGGCTCAATGCAGGGCAAATATCCTGACACAAAAGTTGGTGGCGATGCAGACCAAATTGTTCTTTTTACAATTGGCAAGTTTCTTAAAGAAGAAGAGCCATATTATGCTCAGGATGTTGCGCTCGAAGCTGAGTTGACCCAGAGAATCACTGAGCCTCAAGAGCCAGACCAAACAGAGCTTGGCGACGTACCGCAGGCAGCAGAAAAAGGCAGCGTTGATGTGTATCCTGCGATGAAATCATATTATAGAGTTTACGAGAATAGAAAGCGAGGCGATAATGACTGAGTTGCTAACGTTTGTTTTAGCTTCCTACGGTATGACCCAGATTTTAGTATACGGAAGTATCTTTGACCGCATTCGACCAACCAAGGGTAAATTAGGCGAACTATTTCATTGCCCTATGTGTCTTGGCTTTTGGGTTGGCTTGATTTTGTGGGGCGCAAATAATCAAACAGAACTATTTAATTATGACTACAATCCAGTCACAGGATTCTTGCTTGCTTGCCTGAGTTCTGGCACTGGCTATGCTTTAAGTATGGTCTTTGGCGACTGTGGTTTTAAAGTTGAACACAAGATTTTAGGAGGGTGCCAAAATGTCTTTGAT